TCTCCAGTGAGGCCATTGTATCCTCTGCTGAGTAATGACCCAATCTCCATTCATTAATAGCATTTTGAACAATAGCTCTGCAATTTTTTGGCAGACCTGTATCGCCATACGTTGGCTTGCTATTGGGTTTATCGCAACCAACTAGAAAGATAAGACTAAATAATACAAATACTTTTCTCATAACAATTCCCCCACCGTAGTGGGGAAAATATAGCACAAAATTAAATCAATCAATTACTGAAAGAATGATGTTACTGGTGGTCTTGAAGTTGATGGCTTGGTAATTGTGGTGGGGATTCCACCGCCATTAAGTTGCTTGTACTTCTCGTTCAATTTCTCAATAGTTTCTAGGGCAGCCATTCTCTGATCAACTGGTATAGTTGGATCGGATAGGTTACCCGCCATCTCTTTATACATTGCAACATCTTTATCAGATTGAGGTCCAGACATTTTTGGCATCAACGCTACAAGCTGACCTGATAGGGTTTTGAGCTGCGCTGTCGCTTTTGCCCCCTCTGTAGAAACCCCAACAGTATTGGCAAGAAAATCGACACCGGTGCCAATATAACTACCAGTAGCCTTACTGAGTAGTGATTTTATTTCAGGCAGCACAGCATCAACGCGCTGAGTTCGAATGCCTTCCTCTTGTTGCGCCTGCTTAATTGCGGGTGATGTGGTGGTTTTGGACACAACCCCTGTTGGCGAGCTAATGGGCACCGCACTACCATCTGGATACACCATATACATATTATCGCCAAACTGCTGAACGATCCCTTTTTTTTGCTCAAACTCCAACCTAGCCTGATCGAAAGAGAGTTTTTGTTGAGCGGTATTTGCAGCCACATCGGTTGAATATCGATTTGTATCGGTTGTGCGGATATTGTTGTTTTCAGCAGTTTGGTTGGTTCGAATATTATTATCCGCAGACGTTTGGTTGGTGAGTATATTGTTTTGGATTGATGTTTCGTTATCCAATACATTATCAGCGGAAGTATAAACAAGGCTTGCTGGGTCTTTAGCATTCGCAAAGGTTACGCTCTGCGCGTAAGATTTTACCTCTTCCGGGGTCATAGCGGTCAATAACTTATACTGGTGACTATAATCCTCAGGTGAAATTAGGCCCACTCGATTTGCCGCATCCAGACCGATAATTGCTGCTGTTTTATCACCAGTCATTGCTGCTTGCTGAATTGCACCTTGAATGGCGCCGAGTTGCTTTTGGGAGTTATCTAGTCTGTACCCACCACCTTGCTGATTATTTTTAAACGCCTCTGAGTTTGTTTTACCGATATCAGCATTGTGCTTTTGCAGCGCCAGAGCCTTTTGTTCTTGAGCTAATGCATCAGCCTTAATTTGAGCATTCAGTTCGCGGCTAAACATGGATTTATTAGCGAAGGCTTGGCGCTCTTCAGGTGAGGCGATTTGTTGCATCTTTCCAGCCTGTCGGCCTGATAATAGTTGGCGCAAACCTTGCCCGAATTGAATGCCTTGTGCTGCTGATTCAAATGGGTTTTCGACCTGCTGGCCTCTTAGGATAATATTTGGATCTAGCATATTTCCACCTTAGATAAATAGGCCGCCAATAGTTCCAGTCGCGCCAAGTAAAGAACTAAAATTGTTTGCGGTTCGATTGCCTGCTGCAATGGTGCCAGCTGCCTGAGCGTTAGCTCCAGCCATAGTGTTGCTTGCCACCGCTTGAGCTGTTTGCATACCAGCATTACCTTGTTGAGCTGCCGCGTTCTGACCCAGGCCCACAAGATTGGATAAGCGGTTATATTGGTTGGTCTGATCTGCATTAAAGCGGTTGTATGCATTGCCATACTCCTGACTCGCTGCATCCTGACCATAATTGAGTAATGCTTTTTGGGTTGCCCCACTCAACAACCCGCCTTGAGCAGCTGCACCAGCCTGAATGCTGTCTTGACCTTGCTGTAGCCGGAACTGATAGCTTGGGTCGTCATAAATATCCTGACCGCTATATTCCTGCATAAACTGACCATTCGACCCCATACCACCCATAAGCTGAGATAATGCGGTTCCACCAGCTTGCGCATAAGGCATCAAATCCCTTCGGGTCTGGTCGTACATATCTTTTTGGACTTGCGTGGCCTCTTTTGACGCTTGGTATTGCTGGTTTGCTGCACTTTTAGCAGCCTTGGCCTGACTGTTTGAGCCTGTGATAGCTCCAATGACTTTTGACATATCACACCTTTTTCATGAATATTGTTTCAGCTTTCTTAAAGCCTTTGCGTTCCCACATATCACCGCGATAACACACATCTAGAGTGGCGAGCGCCCATGTGTAGCAGCCAAGCTGTTTTATGTAATCTTCACTGCACTGGATCAGGAAGTTGGAGTGCCTGCGATGTTCTGGCTTAACAAATATCGCGTCAGTGCATGCCTGCCATTTACCCTTAAATCGCGCTAGTGGATTCATGGTGATCCAGTGAAAACCTATAGGTACGTCATCTTTTCGCATCACAAGACAATGAAATTGACCGGATTCTTCTGACTGAACGTAAAGCTCGGTATCAAAATCCAAATCAAGGCCTAATGCATCACGCTCATCAAGATTATGCACCTCAATACAGAGCGGCATGATCTGATCAATGCAATCAATCCACTTTTCCCGCTTTACGGTAATCACTGCGCTTGCTCCGATACTGACAGCATTGCATTACAACCTTGCCCTTTGAAGTAAACCTTAAACCCACCTTCAAGCACATGATTGACCACTTCCGGACAAAGATAGCTTTCATTTGGCATTAGGATTTTCTTTATAAGTCGCTGAGCTGAGGCGGCGGGAGCACTGATATTGGAAGGCAAAATATAAACCTCAATATTCACATTATCCCCACTTGCATTGTGAAAGGTACAGGCACGTACATGGGCGATTGCTGCGCTTTTTACTTCGTACGCCAAAACATCACCAGCAATCAAGGCTTGTGGCTTGAATGGTGTTTTATATAGAATCATTGAGTATCTCGCTTGATGGCATCACCGCCAGTGGCGCATGTAATTCAGGAGGTAAAAAAACCGCTTGAAGCGGCTGTATGTATTCTTGCGGTATTTGTGGGATAGAAACTGTGCCTAGACTACCCTTTATGACATTTAGGTCTAAAAGCATCTGGTTTTGCATGGCTTGTGGTGGTAATTGATGTGCAATCTGTGTGATTTCGGCCAGATCTGCCTGATCATCAATGGATACCACCTGGGAGAGTCGTAAGAAGAACATGTGCCAAACTTGTGAAAGATGGCCATTCACATACAGCGGCTCCTGAATAGGAACCTGAGTTGTATTGAATATCATTACCTCACCCTCGCTTTTGCACCTAAGACAACCAGTCGATTTGAATCGCTAATCCTTAGTCGAAATACGCGGTTTCTGGACTGGCCCAACCGGTTAAATACAGTGCGTCTATCAAACTCACCAATTGCACCGAAATCCAAAGTGCGATCTTTTGACCATGACTTTCCACGATCATCTGACCAATCAAGGCGAATCACTGGCTTGACGTTTTCTTGTTGACCCGCCTGCAGGATCAACTCCACGGCATCGAAAACCATCTGAGCGCCCTGTGGATTAATCACTGGTGTGATGCGCTCCCGAAGAATTGGTTTTAAATTATCCGTGTCGCAGTTGGTACACAGTCGATAGACTAATCCGTTTTCTCGATCCCCCACCAAATGCTCACCATTAAAAAATGAGTGAACCATAGCGCGGTGGTGCTCATGTGCATATTTATCTAAATTATAGTGACTGCGCTCATGCCACATATTCGTGGTTGCATCAAAACACCAGGTCTTTTTAGCAGATGGGAACGACATAATTAAAAAGGCATGACCATCCTGCTGGTAAGCGAACGAGTAAGCATCGTCGACACGCTCATAGCCTGCGATTTCTGTTTCAATAGCATGATTTGAGATTCGTTGCGCTTGATAGCCTTGTGTTGTGATGATCTGTGCCTGTCCATGCTCGGATCGAGTGAGCCATGTAAGACCACCACCAAAAAGACAAACAGAGTTTTTAGCAGCACAACCGACCGGAAGGAATGCGCCGGACATGCGCTGAAAGGGTAGATCTGGATTACCTGTACTCATCCAAACTTCTGTGGTTTTTTCTCCAATCAACCAAAGCTGACCATTCACAGAGACGGTTCTTACAAGATCATCAGATCGAGCTTCCGCAGTTGCGTAATTTAGGCCGGTTGTCGATGTGTCAAGCAAGGTAGACCATTGAATTTGGCCTGAATTTGGCACAGTCCAAACAAATCGAGAATCAAGCAGTGTTACGTCTACTGCACCCATAAACCCAGTGCTATCACTAACGGGTATTGGGTTTAGCGTTTCTTCTCGAATATCGTACTTATAAGCACCAGAACCTGTAATCATGACGTGAATACTGTTATCGGCAAAATAAACAATACCACTACCTGCAATAATTCCTATTTGCTTCACAGTATCGTTTTTATCGACTCGATATAGCGTTTGCCCTGCCACAACCAGAACAGCATCATTAAGCGCATACAGACCACGAATAACACCCTCGAACTCAAAACGCTTCACCAGCCCGGGGGTTGGCAGGAGTGCTGATACCTGTGGTGTATTTCCACTCTCAATTACTTGAGGGTAAAAATTTAACGTGCGCTGGCAGTCAATGGACCAGTCTTTTAGGTGATAGGACTGCCCCACAATTGGAATATCAACAACGACCATAACGACGAACTCCTGCAGGTATTTCTACAGCGCTATTTGTTGCGTAGATCGGTGTGACATTGCTACTCTTGAGCATACGCAAGGAAACAGCCTGATTGTTTAACAGGTTTGGGGATGGATCTATACCAAACATTGGCGCAATCTCAACCGCAAGCGATAGAGTTAATGGTCGCTCATAGTTGGGAGGTAGGTTTAAGTTATCGCCTGGTACAACCTTATAGGGCAGGGTCAATGCTTTAAAGCTTAGTTTACCTTTGCCTTTAAATGTCCAGATCTCACCACTTACACTATATGTAATTTTTGAGTCTGGATTGCTGTTATTTAAATCCCGGATCAAATGAACCGGATCATCATCTAAAATACCTTGATCAGAGACTTTAGAGATGCCTGCAATCAAATCAGGAGAATCGAATTCATTAGGTGAGATGGTTGCTAATCCATCCAAATTAAGCTCAATCTGCTCCATTTTGTAGATATATAGATTTTGTGTAGCCCACTGTGCAAGCAGGCCACGCAAGGCATCAACCGCATCAACAAGCTCGTTTGCTTCAGCATTCTCACCTGCGGCCAATACTCCCAACTGTTTAAGTGCTGATTCAACAATACTGTTGACGTTCATGGTTATTTACCTGTCCAAGCCTTAATAATTAAGCTCTCAATGAGCTTTTGCGAATCAGTTTGAATGACCATTTAGCAACCCGAGCAATGTGTCTTTATCATCACGCGCCTTATACTCGATCTTCTTCTCATCAAGTTTTTTGCGCAGCTGATCCATGGTTAATTTGCTGTTATCAACCGGTGAGGCTGCATCTTTTGAGTCACCCACTTTCGCTCTATCCGTGCCTTGAAGCTCATCAATACGCGCTTTCATGGCAGCAACATCATTGCGAAATTCATCATGTGCTGAATCGGAACTAGATTGACTCTCTCGCAATGCAATATTTTCAGCTGTGCCTTTGGTGATAATGTCATTCAGGCGCTCGTTCTCAGTACGTAATTCATCGCGCTCCCGAGTTACATCGGTCAGCTCTTGCACAATATCATCAAGACCTTCCAGTGCTGAAACGCCCACACCAATACGCACGCCTTCGGATTCTGTTTTAGGCTCTTTCAGGTCGCCATATTCAATCCAGTCTTGATTCTTCAATTCAGATTCATGATCTTCATTTTCAGCAATCGCAGTTTTATAGACCTGTAAATTGCCCTGATAGAGCATCTTTGGATAATCTTTTTTTGACATTTTCTTCACTCCAAAAATGACAACACCCCAATTAAGGGGCATGTGTTGTCATGAATTTGTTTTAAGCGCGAGGAACGCCAACCCGCACCGCATGGTTACCGCGTACAGTAGTGAATCCATACACAACGTCAATACGCGTGCCTTCAGACAGGTTGTTGAAGTTACCGCCCGTTTGAATAGTCAGACCGATTTGATTGTCAGTCACGCGGTAGCCTTCACAACCAGCAACCACTGGAACAGGTACAAATGCAGCTGCAAATGTATTCTCTGTGTAGCAAAGCGCTTGGTCGATGATTGCATTCACACTACCACCAAAAGTAATTGCAGCAGATGCAGCTGGTGAAGCAGCAACGTTTGCATTCGCCTGGCGAACAGATGAAATCATGGCTGGGTTAATTTCTGGGTAAATTGACAGGTTCTCGGTTGAGCCGGTCGCAGTCACGTCATTCAGCACCACAAATTGCAGTAGCTTGCCTGTGCTTTGGCGTGTGATTGGGTGAATTGAGTAAACCCCTGCGATAGTGAATACCTGACCCTTTTTAATGGTCTGGCCTGCAGTGATTGACACTGTCAGTGTGCCGCCTTTCTGATTTGCACCACTTACAGTCAAGCCAGTCGCTGTACCATAGTTTTGAGCATACAAGTAATCAGATTCGATGAACTCAAAGCCACGTGAGCGACCAATATAACCCTCTTTGTATTGTTTTGAGATTTCCGCAGTCGGGTTAAAGATAGTGCCCGATGTATCCACAATCGTATTTGTGAAATCGCTAGACAATAATGCAAAACGATCCGCATGCGGTGCCAGTGCTTGGTTCATAAGCGAACGTGCACGACCAAATGCAGCGGTTGGGTGTGGTTCATTGTTAGACTGCAGTACGTAGTTGTTTACAGAAACAATGGCACGCTTCACTAAATCCGCATCAATTTCAGTGGCTAGAGAGTTAATTGCAGGCTGCAAGAAGCGCTTTTTAAAGTCATCCAATTGCAACATGCGCTCTTGAACACTAAAGCGCAGACCGACGTGCTTATGTGTATCAATTTTAAGTTTCACTGAGCGCTCTTTTGCGTTCAGTTTTGCATCTTCTTCACTGAAGTTTTCACCATCAGTTACCACTGGCACTGGTGGCACAACAATAGTGACTTCATCCCCAATGGTATAACCGTCTTTTTTCGCAAAGTCTTTTTCACGATTACGGTTAATAGAGCGCGCAAAAACCAATGTTTCTTCAAGCATTGCTGCAGCTTCAAGAGAGATTTTTTTGTGCGTTAAGATTTCGTTGTCAGCCATAGGTCATTATCCTTTTAAACGCTCAGCGCGTCGTTTTGCTAAAAATTCTTCATCACTCATGCTGTCTTCGCTTCGCTTGACTGGTGCATTTGCAGATGTAGGTTTGATTGGTTTTGGGGCATTTGGGATTTTTGGAGCAGCAGGCTTGCCAGATTGCTTGTCAATTTCCTGACCAATTCGACGTGCTGCCTGAATCGGATTCATTTGTGATAGCTCAAAATAAAGCTCATCGTTTTGAATCAGGTCAGCAGCCAGTTTTAGGGTCTCTTTCAACCCCAAGCCAAATTGATCAAGCTGAATTGGCAGTGGTGGCAATGTGTCGGCTTTTTTGGTTAAAGCAGCAACATCAACGCCTTCATCTTCAAGTTCGCTCATGGCAGACTCGAACGCAGCTTTTTGTTGAATGCTGCTTTGCTGTTCTTGCTCCTGCCGGACTTTCGCTAAAACACGCTCTTCAGCCTGTGCGATATACCAATCCTGCTGAGCCTTCTGGTATTCGGAATAGTCTTCAAAATCCTCTACCTTTGGAGCTTCTAGTGGTTTTGGTGCATTTTGCTTGGCTTCATATTCGGCAAGTTTCGCAGCCATTTCAGCCTTTTCACGGGCTAATTGCTGGATGCGTTCCTGTGCGCGATTCTTCGGTTTTGGCTCATAATTTTGCGGTTCTGGTTGTTGACCTTCTTCACCTTCTTTGGTTGCAGGTTCGGTCTTTTGTCCATCACCACCTTCGTGCTGTTCTTCATGCTCTTGACGTTCATCACCTGTATTTTCCGTAGCGGCGGTGTCTACGATGTCTTGAGTATCAGAATTGGGATCCATCTTGCTGCTCCATTGGTGGTAAACCACCGTTTTCGATCATTACGCTTTCCTCAACCTGATCAGGATTGAGAGCGAAGGGCTGAGCATTTTCTTCAGGCACTAAAAAACCCTCACTTGGAGGGCTTTCAATGTCTTGCGCAGGCGCTATGGGCTGCTCATATCCCATAGGCTGCGAAGGTGAATCGTTTGGTGGTGATGGCGCGTAATTTTCCACACCCTCACCTTGTTGTAACCATTGTTGCGGTATTTGACTTAATACGCCTTGAACACCATTCATTTGTTCTTTAATCAACTCCGCGACACTACGAAGCTCTTGCACATCAGCACGACTTGCCGCATTAATCTGCGCAACCTGGATGTCTTTCTCGGCCTGTAGTTCAGCTTTCACCATTTCCAGCTGTCGATCCTGGTCTTTATCATCCACCAACTTTTGCAATTGCTCCAGATCAGCTGTCATTTTTTGAACCATTTGATCCATTTGCTGAATCTGAGCTTTAGCTTGCTCTGGATTAAGCTCGCCTTCTTCACCCAATAAATTAGGCGGCATGGTCTTTTTAATCCGTTCCGCAATCTCTTTAGCGTTAAGCAATGGAGAGTTTTGAAGCAAAATGTCACCAATGATGGCGAACAACTGAGGATTCATGCTTAAGAGTTGCATGATCATCTGGAAGTTCTGTTCGCGCTGGGTGTTGTAGCTTGGACCGGTATCCATGCGAACATCATAACGACCTACTGTAACATCAGCCAAAATGCCTTCTGCAGTCTGATCAAAGAGCTGAATGGTTTTTGCTTCACCATCCACACCAATAATCCGGCGCATCATCGGCACTGTATAGAGTGCTTGGTATAAACCCACCAGAATGCGCGCACAATGACGCACAGATTTATTGGTATTGTCCTGAAAGTTGAACTGTGCTGTTTCAGATTGGCGCTGACGCATGCCAATCGCTACGCCTGACACTTCTTGACTGTCAGCACCCATAATCGGTGCATGCATATTCAATATGTCTGTAATCGACTGTTTAGAGCTTTCAGCGGCACCTAGAATTGCAATGGGTGGTTGAGCAGGACTCATGCGGTATGGCACTGGCTGCCCTTCACCATTTTCACTCACATGGTTGTAGTAAAGAGCTGCATACTTTTGCGGGTTTTGCCACTGATCTTCATAGCCTTTCACACCTTCAGCAGAAATAACAGGCTTATCCTGATACTTCTGCGTCTGTTGTAGCACTTCTGCCTCAGTAGACTTCCAGTAGTTGTATAAGCGCTGTGGGTCCTTGGCGAAGTGAATCAATGAAAAGAGGTAGCGCTCTTCTTCAATGTAAGTCACACCACCATAGATTGGCACCACTGGGATATATTTACCTGGGAACTCAGTTTCATCTAAAACTTTATTACCCGATACCTTGAACCACTTGATAACCGTGCGAGTTGTTTCGCGCTCATTTTCAACCAAGCCTTCAGCGCGCAAAGCTTCTTCAGTTACGCCAAATTCCTCAAGGATGCTTGACTTAAAATCAATAGTGCCATCAGCCAGCATCCAGAGCGTGTCGTCCACCTCTTCTTTTTTGAAGTATTCAACAATACGCACCAGATTGTCTTTGTCGTTGTGCCAGTCTGAATAGTTTTCCATGTCCACATCAGAGATAGCATCTTTGCCGTAGTGCTTCTCGATTGCATCTTTTTCCAGCCACTCGCCCACAATTGCCCAGTTCATATCCGAGCCATCATAAGCCTTGCTTTGTGGATCAATATAAACCGCTTGTGGGTTATGGACCGCCATAAAACGCGGCTCCTGATTGAATGATTGCTCACTCACATAATCAGTCACAATACGAATAAAGCCGATACCACTAAAGATGGCGTTCGACACCGCAACATCACAGACAGATTCAAAATCTGATGCTTCTTCAGTGTCTTTAATAAGGCCTTCAAGCAGCTTCGCAATCTCAGGATCTGCACCATTGTCCACCGGCACAACTTTCGCTTGTGGTCGGTTTTGACGTTGAGTGTTCTCTTGCTGGTTGCAGTAAGCACGAAGTAAATTAATCTCAAAGCTCGGCTTGCCATTTTTAGTGCGCTCTTCAATGGATCCTTTATCCCACTGAGCACCCTGCACTGTGACAAACTCTTTATCTTTAATGCCGCGCTCGTAATTGTCTTTCCAGTAGTCTTCAGCAAGACCGAGGTTTTCTTTAATTTCACTCAAGATTGAGTCATCTTTTTTATCTTCTGACATTACATCATCCATCCCGAGGAAATTGGTTTTTGCAAAGGTTTAGGTGTTGTTTTCTCTTGCATCTTATTAATACTCAGGGCCAGCTCACCAAATGCATCCGAGCCATGTGAAGCCCAATCATGAACAGGATGCGCCTTAAATTGATCCAGCTTGTCGTTGAATTCACGACGATAGTTCTGCAGCGCACGAATACCATGCGAGCACTTCTCAGCATCAAACCAGCAATCCTTTAAGAATTGGCGTGTTGCTTCAATACGATCCTCAGGACCTAATCGAGCGCCTTTTGTCATTCGATATCCAAGCTTTGCCATAGTCTGCTCACGACTCACACCAGAGCTTAAATCACGCGCTGCGATATCATGCGGAGCAAAGTGTCTTTCATACCGATAACCATGCTCACGTGCTTTCTCATCAAGGATTCGAGCGTAATAAGCCAGAGGCTCATCTGATGCCTCATGGTAATCAATGATGCGCTTCTCTTTGCCGTATATCTGGCAAAACCAAATCGCTGTAGAGTCTAGAATCCCTAAATCCCAACCGGTATAAACAGGCAAATTCGGATCATGTGGAACCTTACAAATGCGATTCTCACGCTTGATTAATTCAAATTCAGCCTTGTAGATAGCACCGTCTGCAATTTCTTTTGGTCTGCCCAAATAGATATGCTCATATTCATCATAATCGGTATCACGCATTTGCTCGGCCAGTGTGATCAAGTCAGGTGGACAGTGCTTGTTCTCGTTGTAGTTAATCTGAATTGCTATCGTATCTGCACGTTCAGGCACAACATAATCAGCATAAACCGCATCGCTTGGCAGCTTAGGGTTCATAGACATGATGATCATGCAGTTTGGTGTGCGAACAACGGTAGGAATTAGAATTTTTAATGAGTAAGCACTTACTGTTTGTGCTTCTTCAATCCAGGTGATTGTCGCACCTTCAAATGACTTGACTGAATCAACCGTGTGGCTTTGTAGACCAGAAAATGAGAACTCGGTGCCATTAATGCCACGAATCTCGGTATCAAGAATCTGGTAGAAAGACCCTAAGCCCAATGTTTCAATACGATCTGATAAAAGCTTGTGTACGGATTGCTTGATTGATTTTTGAATCTCACGACAGCACAAAATGCGGTGCTTTTTCTTTGCGCCTTCAATCAGTAGAAAGTCTGCAATTTCCCAAGATTTACCCCCACCTCGACCACCGTGATAAACATAGAACAGTTTGTTGTTTTTTAGATGCGTATAAAGCGGCTTAAATTTACTTGGTACTCGTTTCTCCATCATTTTCGAATACCACCTTTAAACTTAAATCAATAGGGCCGCCATCTTTGCCGGTGTGCTCAATCTTGTCTTTAAATAAACCCAAGTGTTTACCAAGCAACTCAAGGCCTTTTAATGCCCCTGTTTCTTTGAACTCAAACAAGCAAGCCAGATCCCCTTCAGGACCTTCAACTAAAAGCGGCGAACCATCTCTGGCTCTTACGGCTTCTTGCTGCATACATCGCTCAACCACTTTCTGAATGTTGTTTAGAACGTATTCTTGTGTGATTCCTGTGCGCTCAGACAGTTTGCTTTGCGCTTCTTCGATTTCTTTTTGAATGTCAGGTTTAGTCAGGTTTTCCTGTCCGATTGACTTTGCCGTCTTCTCGCTGTATCCCGCACGAATCGCGGCTTGCGTAGCATTCAGATCTATCAGATATTCTTCGACAAACCTTTGCTGTTTAGGCGTTAGGTTCGCCATATCTTTACTCCATTTTTAAATACATCAAATCGTCTGGCATTGTTAAGTGCACACCAAGTTTCACGGATGCAAATGCAACAATGTAGTCGCAAAACTCTGAGAACTGCTTCTTATTCGCCTTGCTAGACTTCACATGGTCCTGAATAAACATTCTGACCACACGATTGTATTTAGCTGTATGAATAAGCTTCTCTTGACCATCAAGCAATCGCAATACATCTCGATAACCAATTACAGCCTCAAACGCTTCTAGTGCATCAGGGTTATCCCTGATATAGATTTTTGCTAGAAACTTTTTCTTCATTTCATATTTGATCTTTTCAGGCTCATCACCTGTAAATTTAGCCATTTGACCAAACCACATATGAAGCAATCTATTCTGTGCCTTGCTTCGGTCTTCCTGCTTCTGATCAATCACCACCCTTAACGGCTTACCCTCATTAATCGCTTGAGTGTAATTGGTATGCATGTAGTTAATGGCTTTGGTGATGTCGGCATGACTCTGGATAGGAAACACGGCTTTTTGCATTTCCTATCTCCATCTATCTTTTTGTCATCTTGTTTAGATCGCCAGACCAGTATTCATGTTTGCACTTTTCACAAACCCAAATACTGCGCGTCCAGCCCATTGCTATAATTTGATCACCATGAACTGTTTTGATTTTCTTATAGTCGTGCTTGCATGTTAATCGCTGGTAGAGAGCTACTAACATTCCAATTGGCAGTAATGGAATAATCAAGATGTTCACTATTAATTTTCTTATATCCATCAAAACACCTCTCTATCTTCCATCGCCAACATCCGATTCACTCTCACCAGCCACAAAAAACGCCCTTCATGGGCGCTTATGTAATTAGTTGAATTTGATTAGACCTCTCAATCCCATCAAGCATACGCAAAACACTAATTGGTAGCTTGGTGAAGCATTCTTGCTTGCCAGCAAAATCTTTAATAGGTATGTATTTATGAGCTCTCAATAATCGATGTATTTGTGTTTCAATATCATAAATAAATCCAGCTTCGCCATTTAAAATTGCAATCACTTCAAACTCATATGGCATTTTTCCATATGCAAATCTCTTAGCGATATTCGCTTCTTTTGTAATACCGACTTTATAAAAAACCTCATCATCACAAAAACACTTAATTGCATAAAGATTGCTTGTTCCATCTCCATACTCTTGACATGTTCGAATGTAAGCTTCTCTTGAGTAGCCCCTGCAATCCTCTTGTAGACATGTGGGGCACGTCGAACCTCTTAGATGACTAGCAGCGTCTTGTTTAAAAAGCCCATGATATGGGCAGCCAATTTCAACCTTGTCTTTAAGCTTTTTAAATCCAACCCTGCTGTAATCAAATTTCAAACCGTGGACTTCTCTCGCTTTTTTAATAAACACATCAAGTTTAGTTCTATGGCTATCATTTCTAGATTTTAGCCCGCATTTAGCACAACCATTCCCAGCAAAATGGTTTGCTGGTGTTTGCATAAACCTGCCATGCATTAAGCAAATGATTGCAGATTTAGTCTCAAAACTAATGTACTCAAAATCATCATAATTATACTTATCACCATGGATTGCTCTTGCTTTAACAACAAACATTTCTTTAGTGTATTTCCATGCTCCACCACACCAACCGCATCCATGGCCTTTCAAATGTAATTTTGGTAGCTGCTTAAATTTGCCATGTGTTGGACAAATTATATCCACCTCTTCCAACTTGCTCCTATATTGAACAAGCGAGTAATCATACTTACTGTGGTGCTTTTTATTAGATTGATCTATAAACTCATCTTGAGTCATACCAAGTAATTCATCATTTGAACATGACCTGCATCCACTTCGGTAGTGGGTTTGAGGAGTTTGCTCAAAAACACCATGAGTGCGGCATATAATCTTAATTTTCGTTTTTGAGTCAACGTAATCAACCATGGAGTAGTCATATTTATCTCCATGTTTTGCTTTAGAGCGTTTTAGAAACTCTTCTTTGGTTACTTTTTTGTTTGCCATTTCCAGCACCTCTTAGACCATGAAGCGCATGAAATAATTTGAATGCACAAAAAAGCGCATGTATTATTGCGGTCAGTCATAGTCGTTCCGTTATAACGATTAATGATTAGAAAGGCTTAGTTGTTTCCAGCAACTAGGCTTTTCGCTTATTTATTATACTAAAAAATAGAATTCAAGTCCTTAAAATTTAATAATAAGTTTGTCTTTTTTAGGTATTTTTCGAACTCAAATTTCGCTTCTTCTCTGGTTAAGTTTTCATAACCATCCATTCGACGATGACAGGCCCTACACATGGGTATGGTGTATTCATCCGAAGCCTTTTTGCTTAATGACTTACCGTACTCTGACCAATTAGCATGGCACGCTTCACTATTGGGATTACCGCATCGGATGCATGGCAGCTTTCTGATTGCTGCGAGTCTTTTGGGGTTGCGCTTCATAGA